GGCTTGGGTAGCTGGTCAGCTTGTAAAGGGCTGTAAGGCTGTTGATAAGCGTATAGATAAGATATTGGAGGGGTGGTTATGAGTAACAGCACAGATCAGAGCAGAGAATTTTTTATAGCTAGAGCCAAGGCAATGCTTGAGCAAAACGAAAAGGCGAGAATTCTTAATGGTGCATTACTTGATGAGCTATTGGTAACCCTAAAACATGCAAGGACATTTATAACTAGCCGCCAAAAAATGCATCCTGATGGAGTTGAGCTATATGACGATCTAATACTGACATTAGAGCAAACAATTGAGTTTGGCGAGAAGCCAAAGATGTTTTAACCATGTCGTGCATTATAACGAGAAGGTGATTTATGACAGTAGCAGAACAGATCAAGAGAAGAACGAAGGCATTAACACATCAAAGGGATTATGTATCTTGGCGTAATGCTGTGAAATCAACAAAATTATTCGGTTTAAAAAATGTAGCTGCTTATGAATATCAGTTTATAGACGGTTCGAAACTAACTTGCAGGATATACGGGTGAGTTACGTGGAACCCAGCACGTTAGATATTCAGTACCTACGCAACCAATGCAAAGCAAATGGGTTGCCTGAACCGGATGAAATACAGGAGGAGTCTTTCATTATGCTTTGCGGGCGAAACTTTAGCGATGGGATGACCAATGACGAGGCAAGGTCGGAAGCATGGAAAGTGTATGCAATTTCCTCCGATTAACCTGTACACATTGCCTAAACAATTGAGAGATTACATGTATAGAACACAAAATGAGTTAGAGGAAATTATGGTTAGTGACCATGCTAAAGCTATGAATGAAGCAAAAGGCATTGAGGCTACATTGCAAGAGCGTGGCAATCGTTACGGGCCGTTTGATGGTCATGCAGCTATTACACAGTCATTAAAGCGAGTTATGGCGGATGCGAATAGAACAAACTGGATAATGCTTAGCGACTCACAACAGGAAGCTCTCGAAATGATTGCCCACAAAATCGGCAGAATATTGAACGGGGATCCAAACTACGATGACTCATGGCGCGACATTGCTGGGTATGCAACTCTGATTGAAAAACAATTGAATGGTGAAAGTAAATGAGTTTATTGAGTTATCTTGAATTAGTAAGTTTGGTTGGGCAGGGTGTTATTGATGCGCCGATTGAGAATATTAACAGCAGCAGTATTGATTTGACGCTTGATAGATTTGTTATGTATGAGTTAGATGGTGATAGGGATGTTGTTGATTTGGCTAGTAAGCAAAATATTGCAATGTCACAGTTTGATTTAGATATTGATGACATGGTTTTGTTTCCAGGTGATTTTATCTTGGCAAGTAGCGCAGAGGTTTTTAACTTGCCAAACAATATCAGCGCAGAGTACAAACTCAAATCAAGTATGGCAAGAAATGGCCTTGAGCATCTTAATGCTGGATGGTGCGATGCTGGCTGGAATGGTAGCAAATTAACGCTTGAGCTAAAAAACATGACTCAAAATCATCGTCTTTGCTTAACTAAAGGAATGAAAATAGGCCAGGTGGTGTTCTTTAGGCACGAGCCAGTACCGGTAGATAAGAGCTATGCAGCACGGGGCCAGTACAACGGACAGCAAGGCGTAACAGCCAGCAAGGGGATTAGATGAGCAAAGCACAAGCATTACAGATACTAAAGACGCTATCAGCAATAGAGGCTGTATGTTTATCAGCAACTGGTAAGACACTAGGATTTTTACTGCCTGACTATTTGCATGATGATTTGACAGCAATCATTGATGAAGCGGGAAAGGTTTTGCTCGATGAAGCCCCGACTAACTAAAGTAAACGGCAAATGGCTCTGCCGGTGCACTAGATACACCGGCATGGGATACAGCCATAAGACAGCGTTTATTGATTGGCGGCGTTATTTTGGGGCTGGTAATGCGCCGGGGTAGTGTTTAGCTAAAACCTTATTCATTTGCTCGATCAAGTCCATGCGTTTAAATGTTATATGTGCATTGTGGTTTTTAAAAAGCTTGATTTCCACATACTCATTTTCAAATTTGTTAGATCGTGTGGATTTGTCGCGTTGCTGATCGTTTATAACGTTTGGTAATGTTTTGGCATTGTCGGGTTGCGGCTTCCCGTCCAGCGTTAAAAGAATACGCTCAAGATCTATAAGTTCATCGGTTCCGCGTCCGTATTGTATAGATGGATATCCAAGCCAGTTTGATGAGTAACCAGTTTTTACAATGCGCTTTCCAAACTTTTGCGGTTGATTGGTTTTGTAACACCATGATAGATTCTTGAATAGGTTAATAACCCCATTTTCAAAAATATCAGAACGTGACGAAAACAACTTATTGAATGTCGCCGTAACCGTCTCTTTTGTCAGTTCTGGCGGGTTTTCAAGCTCCTTTCTAAATTTTTCCTTAGTTTTTGTATCCATCACGTTAAACATGTTTGTTTTACCCATCAAATAGCCCCACATAGCCTTGTCAATGTTTTTTGTGATAACTGGCATGGGTTCTTTTCTGATTTCTAAACCATCACGCGATGAATAAGAAAAGCCAAAATATTGATAAAACGTTTTCATTTCACGTTCTATTATCAGCAATTCTTCGGTGGCTTTTTTGGCTCTTTCGATAAATTCAGCTCTCAGTTTTATCATGCGCTCAACATCGGTTGAGGTGATGAGTTCGTTATTTTCTGCTATTGTTGTCATATCATTAACTCCATGAAGTTAGTGGTCACGGCCTCGGATAATTTGCAGTTATCGCGGGGCTTTTTCGTTTAGCGTGTTTACGATCCACTCAGTAAGCTTCAAACCTTCGGATTGGGCAACTCGAACCCAGACAGCCTTATCTTGAGGCTTGCATCTAGCGTGGATGAATGAGGTGGCGCCGTCATCCTTGGCGGCGTTTCTTTTTCCGGTCATGCCGTGTTTGTTGTTCATATGTCACCTATTTGTTATATAATAAAAATCAGTCAAGCCATGCTGAAAAGCACTGTAACCGCCTTCCTTGGCGGTGTGGCTTGGCTTTTATGCTTCCAGCTTTTCTCTTTCTTTTCTAGCTACGTTAACGCTTCCGTGAGTGTCGCGGATTTTCTCAATATCCCACGTGCCACGGCTTGATGATTTCCATTCTGCCGGTCTGAAATACCACATAGATTTTTTAGAAGCCCACCAGAAACCGGCAGCTTTAATTGCATCCTTGTGTGGCTTGGTATTGCCAGACAACCAAACCCAGTTACCGCAAACCTCGATATTAACGCCATCCATGGACAGAGCAGCGTTAATTGCATCGTTTAACTTGTCACCAAAGAAAAAGTTATCGCCAGTGCCATCTGTTTTGTCGGTATCGTCTGGCAAGCCTTTTAATGTGTCATAAGCCACATTGATAGCCTTCATCATTTCAAGGCCAGCAGGATTACGATCAGGGTGGTATTTAGCGCAGGCTGTACGGTAGGCTTTTTTCAGGCTTTCAGCAGTTAATACAGTCAAGCCAAATATATTCATAGCGTCTGATTTTTTCATGTTCAATTCTCCAATTAGGTTCAAGGTTACGCCTTGCCGTTGATTCATATAATACCCTTTTCATTCTATTTGTCAACACAATAGATAAAATAAATAACAATTACTACATCTAGTGCAAAACAGGTATAATTAAGCATCTAAAACACTATATGTAGTGTCTGTAGTAGAGGCTTGTAGATGGCAGCAGGAAAAAAAACAGGCGGCAGAAAGGCCGGAACACCCAACAAAATCACTAGACAACTCACGGAAGCCATTGATATGTCTTTTGATAGGGTTGGCGGTGTTGATTATCTAGTTAGACAAGCGGAAGAAAATCCGGTGGCATATATGACGCTATTGGGTAAGCGAATGCCGAAAGATTTAAACATCGGCGGTCAAGCTGACAATCCGCTAACAGTCAACAAAATCCAGATCGAATTTGTCGATACTAAAGCTTAGAGTACCTGCTAAGTTAAAACCACTCTGCCAGCCTATGCGATACAAAGGGGCATATGGCGGAAGGGGTGGAGCAAAGTCACATTTCTTTGCAGAACAGATTGTAATCAAGTGCCTGATAGAGCAAACACGGGTTGTCTGCATCCGTGAAGTACAGAACTCGATTAAAGACTCCGTAAAGCAATTGCTCACAGACAAAATCATTGGCTTAGGCTTGAATGACGACTTTGAAATACTCGATCAAGAAATCAGGGCCAAGAATGGCTCTCTGATTGTGTTCAGGGGTATGCAGAGCTATAACGCCGCCAACATAAAATCACTTGAAAACTTCGATGTGGCATGGGTAGAGGAAGCGCAGACACTCAGCCAGCATTCATTAGACCTGCTAAGGCCAACACTTAGAAAACAAGGTTCTGAATTGTGGTTCAGTTGGAATCCACGCTACAAGACTGACGCAGTAGACAAGTTTTTCAGGCATACACCACCACCCAACGCTATCAGCGTCATGATTAACTGGGTAGATAATCCGTGGTTTAAGGAGCTGCCATTGTATGACGACATGCTGGCAGATTACGCAGCAGACCCAGACAAGGCAGAACATGTATGGGGCGGTGCATACGGCAGCAGCCAAGGCGCTATCCTTGCTCGGTGGGTTAATGAGGCTGAGCGTGATGGTCGTATCACTGACAGTGTAACGACTGACAAGCAAGGGGCAGGATTGATTGTGTCTTGTGACTTGGGCTTTAGGGATACTGCGGGCTTTTGGTATTGGCAGCCTGTACTTGGGGGGGCTAACGTGGTGCGATACGATGCAGATCATGGCCTTGACGCTGATGACTGGACTCCACGCATCCAGCAAAACATCAACGAGCTAGGCGCAACACTGGGCAAGATATGGCTACCACACGATGCTAGGCACAAGACATTCCAAAGCAAGCATACAAGCCAACAACGTTTCCAGGCGGCATTTGGTATGGGTAAGGTTGGGATTGTGCCAATGGCTAGGAAAGGCGACCAGATCGAAGCGGCTAGAACGTTTATCAAACAGTGTGCGTTCAATAAGTCTGAATGTGAGGCCGGTCTTGATGGGCTTAGAGCTTGGGAGTTTGAATACAACGAGGATGATGGAATATTCAGCAAAGAACCCAAACATAACTGGGCTAGTCATCCGGGTGACGCTTTTGCCTATGGTTGTCAAGTGTTAAAAGAGCATCAACCAACGACGGAAGAAAAGTTTCAGCCTAAGTTTTGGGATCAGCAATCACTGAATGAGCTATGGGAATCAACACCCAAAAAGTTTAAACGTGTTTGATATGTTATAACGTTACATATAGTATAATAGTACCCGGTGTCAAGTGGCACCGTACCCGACAAGATTTAACGACGGCGGCAAAATGGCAGATGAACAAAGTAAATCGGCTCAATATTGGGCCGATGAGCTAAAGCGATATAAAGACGACTACCGTGAGAAGTTTGAAAGGCGCGGCACTGAAATAGTCAAGCGTTTTCGGGATGACCGCAAAGACAACGAGAGCGGAGAATCTCATTTCAATGTTTTGTGGTCGAATATCAAGACGCTGAAACCGGCTATATTTTCAAAAGTACCCAAGCCCGAAGTTTCAAGACGCTTTAACGATAAAGACCCTGTAGCCAGGACAGCCGTTCAAATCCTCGAACGTGCGCTATCGTATGAAATCACACAATACAATGATTACTACACAGGACTATCAAATGTCGTTGATGACAGGTTGTTACCTGGTCGTGGTGTGGCCTGGGTGCGCTATGAGCCGACCATTGAAACTATCGAGCAAGAGCCAAGCATTTATGAAGATGTAGAGGTTGGCGAGCCGTTAGAGTCAATCACTAACGAAATCACTCCCGTTGATTATGTCAGTTGGAAGGATTTTGCTCATGATCCAGTTAGAACATGGGAAGAGGTTACTTGGGTAGCACGTAAAGTCTACTTATCCCGTGATGAAGTAGTTGAACGATTTGGCAAGCAGTTTGCACAAGTACCATTAACCAACCAGCCGAAAGACGAAAACAAAACAGAGGCAGAGCGTAACGCACTGGCTAAAGCTGAGGTGTGGGAAATCTGGTGCAAACCGTCTAAAGCTGTGTATTGGTTGTGTACAGGATATGAGCAACTGTTAGATGAGCGACCCGACCCGTTAGAGCTTGAGGCGTTCTTCCCATGTCCTAAGCCGTTATACGCCACGCTGACGACTGACAGCCTGATACCCGTACCAGATTACGCACTCTATCAAGACCAAGCCAAAGAGCTTGACGAAATCACCAACAGAATCCGCATATTAACCAAGTCACTCAAAGTGATGGGCATTTATGCGGCTGATGAGCCAGCTTTGCAGCGTCTACTCAAAGAAGGGCGCGATTCAGAAATGATACCAGTAACCAACTGGCCTGCATTTGCTGAAAAGGGTGGCTTGAAAGGTGCTGTTGATTTCATGCCGCTAGGCGACATTATTGCCGCATTGCAAGAACTGTACGTCAACCGTGAATCATGCAAGCAAATCATTTATGAAATCACAGGACTATCAGACATTGTTCGCGGTGCATCAGTAGCCAGCGAAACCGCAACAGCTCAACAGATCAAAAGCCAGTTTGCCTCGATTCGTTTGTCTGAAATGAAAAACGATGTAGCACGATTTTCGCGTGATTTGATACGCATTAAGGCTGAAATTATGTGCAGCAAGTATCAGCCTCAAACACTGATACAAGCATCCGGCATTTTAAGCACTGATGACGCTCAATTTGCTGAGCAAGCAATCATGCTGCTTAAAAATGAGCCATTGCGCAATTTCTCGATTGATATTGAAAGCGACTCACTGGTTGAGCTAGACCAGCAGCAAGAGAAGCAAGATCGCATTGAGTTTCTGACAGCAGCATCAGGATTCATCGAGAAGTCAGTACAGGCCGCTATGCAAGCCCCAACTCTCGCACCTCTGCTAGGGGAAATGATGTTGTTTGGGATCCGTGGTTTCAAGGTTGGTCAACAGCTTGAAGGATCATTTGAGCAAGCTATTGAGCAAATGAAGCAGCCACAACAGCCACAAGGCCCAAGTCCAGAGCAGCAGCAAGCGGAGGCAGAGGCACAAGCCAAGCAAATGGAGCTACAGCAGAATCAAGCTATTGAGCAGATGAAGCTACAGCATGAGCAAGCAATGGAGCAAATGCGTATCCAGGCCAACGCACAAATAGAAGGACAAAAGCTATTGCTGGAAAAGTGGAAGGTTGAGTTGCAGGAATCAACAAAGCTCGCAATAGCCGAAAAATCGGCGCAGCAAGCACAAGCTAACGTAGGAGTAATCGAGTAATGGCAAACAATCGCATGTATTTAACGCACATGCCCACGGGTGACAGTGTTTACCTTGGTAAAAGACAGGGTGATGGCTGGCATGACGTACCAAGCGACCTATCAGAGCAGGTTTTAAAACTGTTCACCTCTGCATACTTGGAAGGTGTCGGGCTGGATGATTTTGCTATTTCAATGGAGGAGTCAACGAGTGCTTTAGTCAATACAGACTGGAAGCAATGCGAAAAGGTTGGCGACTTTTTGAACCTTTCAGCGGGTGAATGATGCCTGTTTGGGATGTGAAGTGTAAAAAATGCGGCAATGAGATGGAGATATTCAGGCGCATAGCCTCGAGGGATGATTTGCCGTTATGTTGTGATGAACCCATGCAGCGCCAAATATGTGCGCCTTTTGTGCCTCAAGAATTCCAGCCTTACCGGTCAATGATTGACGGGCGCATGATTACCGACAGAGGTGAACACAGGCGACATTTAAAGGCTAACGGGTGCATTGAAGTAGGCAATGAAAAGCTAACGCCTAAGAAGCCTGAAAAGAGCAAAAAAGATCAGGAAAATTTGCGGCAAGACTTATCACAGAGACTTGAAGCAGCAAGAGTTTAACCACTGGTGAAGGGGCCAGATACATATGACAATAGAAGATGAAAGCCTGACGACTCAGGAAGAAGTCATCCAGCAAGACCAGCCGGTTGATATTAAAGAAACGATAGCCAAGCAGCTTGAAGAAGCTGACAAGGAACCGGAAAAAGTTGAAGAACCGGAAACCAAGGAAGAACCACCAGCGGAAGAATACAAAGCCAAGCTGAATGGCTACGACAATCAAGCCCGCGAGGTGTTGAGCAAATTACCGGCTGACGTTCAGAAAATCATTGATGCACGAGAAGAAAAGTTCCATAAGGGCATCGAAGGTTACAAACAAGCGGCAAACTTTGCGCAAAATGTCGGCAAAATATTGGCTCCTGATGTACAATATTTGCAACAATATAACATTACACCTGACCAGTTTTTAACAAGATTGGTCACAGCAGAACGGCAGCTAAGAAGCAATGATCCACGGGTTAAACTGAACGCTGCCCATGCAATTATGCAAGATTACGGTGTTGATTTGGGGATGCTCACGCAAACCCAGTATGACCCTAAATTGCAGCAGTTGCAGAATGAAAACATGCAGTACCGCTCCTATCTGGAGCAGGCCCAAGCCTCTCGACAGAGTGCCGAGGTTGACCAAGCTAGGGAAATGATTTCCGAGTTCGGTCAATCGCGTGAGTTTTTCGATCAGTTAAAGCCGGTTATGGCTGACCTACTAGACAAAGGGTTAGCGACCACACTGGACGAAGCTTACGCGAAAGCAATCAGGTTAGATGAAACTGTTTTTCAACAGTACCAAGCTAAACAGCTTGAAGAACTGAAAAAACAAGACTCCCTGAAAGCGAACCAAGCTGCACAAGCAGCAAAGGCGGCGGCAGTTAGTGTTCGAGGTGGTTCCCCTAGTGGAATATCACACGCACAAACTCCCGCAAACACTCAAGAAGCTGTCCGTTTCGCAATGGAACAGCTAGGTTTATAGGGGATATTTATGGGATGGGCCAATAGCGCGATTTCTGACATTATCGCAACAACCATTGAAAACCGTTCGCGTTCTGCAACGGACAACTTAACCAACAAC